AGCAGGGTTTGTGGCAGAAATTCCTACGAATCCTGAACTGTCTATCCTCATTCTTTCTGTGGCATTCCCTGAGGTTCCCCTAGTTCCAAATATTAAAGAAGTGTTGAAGTTACTAGCGAAATTGCCTAACGCTTGAACAAAGCCACCTAAGTAATCAGTTCCACCTGATTCGCTAGAAAAACCTAAACCCCATACCTCATTTGCTGTTCCAATATCTTTGTTTGTTAATTTTATAAAATTGCTATCATCTGCTGTTGAATCTGTGCCTACTGTACTATCTGAAATTTGTAATTTATTGCTAGAATCTGTTTCATTTATTCCTAAGTTTCCGTTTTGTAATAATCTCATCTTACTACTAGCAGCTTGCCTCCAATCTTGTATATAAGCACCACCTGTGCTATTTACATCTATGACTAAACCATTGCCGTTTGTTGAATTGGTATTTCTCATAAAACCAATAGCAAAACCATCAGCAGTCGTTTTTTGCACAACAAATGGAATACCAATGTTTATTGATGTTCCAATAACTACGCTTGATGCAAAAGTTGAGTTTCCTGAACTATCTATGGTTAATTTAGTTGCTCCATTAGTTCCTAAATGTAATTCTCCTGCTGCTTGTTGGTTAAAAACTCTTAAATCATCTCCATTTAAACCTATTCTAGCACCTGTTGTTGCAACATTACTTTTAAAAAACACATAACTTGTTCCATCTGCACCATTTATTTCAATTGCATTTGTTGTTGGTGTAGCTCCCCCAACAGCTATTGTTCCTGCAAAAGTTGCATTTTGTGATGAATTGAAAGAAAGGGCGTTGCTATTTGAACTTCCGTTAAAATGGTCTAAAGTAAAATTATTACTTGCATCTCTTTTCCATCTCCAATAATCATTATTTGCAGTATTTATCCAATAAAATTCTGCATCATCAACTTTAATTTGTCCGAAATCTGATAAGCTTAAACTAGTTGCTGTAACGCTACCTGTAAAATCTCCACCACCTGTGCTGCTTACACTATCAGCAAATAAAGTTCCAATAATTGTAACCCCTGAGGTTTCGGTTTCTAATTTTTTACTGTTTTCAAAATATAACTCAACAGCACCCCCATCTGTACCACCAAATTCAGCACATTTATTATTTCCAACTGAAATTGTAGTAACTTTAGAAGCAGCATTGAATCTCATCATTTCCGTATCACTTGCCGATGAGTTACTAACCTTAAATACTAAATCTTTTCCAACTGTATTATGTGCTATTGTTGATGTAATACTATTATTAAATTGTAGTTGAAAACTTTGTAATACTGTTCCTCCTGCTGTTAATTTAGTTGTAACATTTACTGTACTTGGAAGCCCTATTTGTAATTGTTGGCTACCTGCCGATGTTTCAATCTCATTTGCAGTACCTACTAAAGCAAATGTTTGTGAATCTAAATCAACTGAACCTGTGCCACTATCACCACTAAAATCTAAGTCCTGAGCAGTAACATTAGTATCTACATAATCTTTAACTGCTGCACTTGTAGGGATAGAGGTGTCATCGTCATTACTACCAATTCCATCTGCTTCATCAACAAATTTTGTAATTGTAATACTTTCTCCAGTATCAGTTAAGCCATCAAAAGCTACATTTCCAGTTACAGTTACTCCAGTTAAAGTTGTAATTAATTTATTAGAATTATCAAAATTAAGTTTAACAGCTTGGTCTGTTACTGTAAACAATTCATTCGCTGCACCATTTACTGCATATACACCATAAACCCTGAAACCACCATTTGACCTGTCATCAAAGAAAACTGTAATTCCATCTCCACTATCAGCATCTTTTATATATGGCCCAAATGTGGTATCTGCTCCATTTCCTAATAACAGAGCTTGTTCAAATTTTACGTTCTCAGAAGAATCAATAGTTATTGCATTTGAAGTAGCATTGTCATCAATACCAGTTGAAGTAAAATTAGTTATTTTGTCTCCTGCTGTAATTGCAATATCAGTTCCACCTGTAGTATTTCCATTTGCTAATATTTCAGCAAGGGTATCAACCCCACCAACAGCCGAATCGACATAAGCAGTAGTAGCAATTTTAGTAGAATTATCAGAAGCAGATTGAGTTACAGCTCTAACGTCAGAAGCTATTTGAGTAGCACCTGCTCCAGTAGCTATTATATTTCCTGTTACATTCCCCTCTAAGTTTCCTACAAGTGTAGAAACTACATAAGAAGCATCAGAAGTGTTTACTGTTGTTGTAGGTTCTGTTCCAAGACCTGAAAATATATGAAATTTATTGTCTCCTGCTTTTCTAAATAAACCTGCATATTTTGTAGAGCCATCTACATATTTACCATAAAACCCAATATCTACAGAGTTTGCAGAATTGTCTTTAGCTAAAATAATAAGAGGGTCTTCAACACTTAGCGTTTGAGTTGATATTGTAGTTGTAGTTCCGTTTACTGTTAAGTCTCCAGTAATAGTCAATGAGCCACCAATTAATGCAGAACCGTTAACATGAAAATCAGTTGAAGGAGTTACGCCTATTCCTACCTGTGTAGTAGATACGAAGAAAGGAGTAACATTTCCAACGCCATCTGTAAGGTTTTTGGCTGTTGAATTAATAACTCCATTATCAATGGTTTTAAGTATTGCCTCATAAGTATCTTTTATTAACTGTCCTGTAAATGTTGCCAATTTGTTTTACTTTTTAAAGGTTTAACTTTTTCTTTTAAATATTTTTGTAGCAAGACCTCGTTTTTCTCTTGCTGTTTGTTTTTTAATTTAATTGCCATCCACCAAAGTTTGCTGTATCGTCTGGGTATATGTCAGGAAAACTATTTGCATAATATTCAGGAAAATGAGCAGAGGCATTGTCCTGCAAATAATCAATCATTCTATTACTAAAGTATTGAGCTGTAGTTCTTTCTTTTTCTATTAAAAAATCTACTTCGTTTTTATCTGCATTAACTGCATTTTCTGAAGTATGCTTATATATTCCATTATTGGAAATAGAATATGCTGCAAAAGGCAAATATTCAACCATAGCCCAATGACATAGAGCAGGTTTAATATAAGTTTGCATTAATGTCAAATAATGTCCTGTTAAAGTGTTTCCTGCAATTTTAGCTTCTAATTGCTCGTATAATTCAGTTCCTAAGAATCTTTGAATTTGTATTTCTTGAGCTATAAAAATATATTGAATGAATTTATCTGTATCAATATTTCCATTAGCTGAAGTAAATCTTACTAAATCGTCTCTATTTATAAATAATACCTGTGCCATAGTTTAATTTTATTTTGGGTATGCTCCTCTGTTTTTCATGTTTTCAGGAGCTATTGCAGCATCCTTAGAACCTCTTGGGTTTCTATTATATGTTTTTGGAATGGTTCTAGTTTTTTTATAATTAGAAAGGTTCTCAGATGGCTCTGTGTTAGTTTCTAACCTGTATAAAATCTTCTTCCATTTATGCCTGCAATAGATACCACCTTTAAACTTAAATAAATCATAAGGCTTTCCTTTATGACCTAATTCTCTATTAACTCCCTCTCTTGAAGCTCTGTCAATATCTTCTAAAGTCCAAACAATTCCTGCATTAGCCATGTTCATCATGTTTCTACAAAACTCTCTCTGTGTTTTACTTGGCTTGTTAGAACCTACAGCATAAGTATATCTGATTTTGTATAAACCATTTTTAGAATCTAAATCACTATAAGAGCTACCTTTTTTCTTTGAATCTATTTCGTCTTTAAGCCCTATTAGACCTTTTATTTTTGATAGTGTGCTTTTTTTCTCTGTAATTAAATAATTAGCCCAAAGTTCATTGTCAATTTCTTGGTCGTTGTCAATTTCGTCAACAAAAACATACTCATCACTCATTTTTTGACCACTCTCAGATAATATTCCTAATACATTTTTAACTTCTTCGCTTGTTAAGTCCTCTTTTGATAAATCTACCTCTACTTTTTCTTCATCAATCTCCTCATCTTTTATTCCTGTTTCTTCTTCTTTCTGCTCGTCTGTTAAATCAGTATCTTCATCCATGAAATTAAGTGGCTTTAGAGTTTTGAAATATAGATTTAAAGCAATATCATTTACAGTTAAAATGTCATCTAAGGCATCAACTACAATATCCTGAGCAGGTCTTATAACAATACTATCAAACAGGTCTGTTGCTGTTAATTAAATACGCTGAAATTTCTTCTTCTAGCAAAGCATAAGGCATAGAAGCTGCATAACTTGGAAGTGAATAATAATGAAATCCAACTACATATTTTTTTACAATAAATATTTCATTTAATTCGTTAGAAGTTCCAAAAACTGGGATTCTTTTAAGCTTATGACTTTTTCTGTATTCTTTCCAGTCAGGGTGATAGTAATACGCTTCTATTTCACCTTTATCGTTGCATTTCTCAGCCCTTAAAGTTTGTCTTGGGAAATAGGTTAGCTTATCTATTTTTCTTTGTGTATTGTAAGTTATTTGAAAAGCACCCTCTCCTAAAATTACAAAGTCCTGAACCACTCTAAATAA